TTATTGTTGAGTTGCTGGAGGAAGTATTGACGAAGGAAAAAACCTTCTCGCAAATTCCCTCAGGTCGATTTCCGTCTCGCCGCCATCCTTGAATCGGAATCTCCATACATTCTGTTGCTCGTCTGAATCCAGTTGCAAAGGGTCATCTGCAAGCGCCAATCCGCCTTTTTCAAGGATTTCTCTGGCTTTCCCGGCGTTCCCGGTTAACAGGGAGTTCAGCGCATCGGGAATTCCCCTTTTCTTCGCTGCGTAGGCTTTGTTCATCCAGGGTGCCATTTCTTCCAGAAGGCCGTATTTCTTGTAAATGTTCGCCATGCGCGTCAGTTCATCCGCATCTTCAAGCAGGTTGCCAGTCAACATGCGCTTGGCAACCATTTCATCCGATGGAATTTGTGTTGCTGGTTTGCTCAGGCTGGAAAGGCCCCCACCATCGGCTTCTACGACAACAGGTGTTTTCGTCAACCCGGTGCTCAGGCCGGGCATCGGGTAACCAGGAGTAGATGGCTTCTGCTTATCCTGCTGCCATGGAATCACTATCTCATCGTTGGCGGCACGAAGCCGCTCGCGTTTTTCCCTGTTAAAATCTGCCTTGTCGATCCTCGCCCGATGCAACTCCGCCTCGCGCTCACCCGTCTTTCTCAACCGGTTGGCATCCTGCTGCCGGAGCCTCATATCCTGCCCCGTGCGTATACCTTGTGCAAGGCCGCCAGCAAAGGCGCCCAGACTTTCAAGCATGGCCCCCCTCCCTATTGTGTTTATTCACTGTCGCCTTGTGCCTCATCAACCCCGAGGCGACATTGAGCCGGTGGATGAAATCCTCTCCTACAAGTTCCACCGCTTTCCTGTTGAGTACCGCTTCGCCATTGGATAAACGGATGGGTTGCACGCCTTCAATCGAAGCTGGAATGGAATCGCTGGTGCCGGTACCGGGGCCTTGTACTATGCCACCGTCCGCATAGCCTTCGCGCTTTACTGTGGATAAACCATAGGCATTGTAGTTCCTGATAACGCCGCCCGTTCGCAAGCCCAGGGTCCTTATCAGGTAAGCTCCGCCCAGGGTGCCGACCAGACTGCCTAATCCGCTGAGCCCTCCCACTTTATTCTGCTGCTGTTGCTGCCATGCATTCAGTTGGCCCTGATACTGGTTCAGCATCAGGTTGCCGCATGAGTTATTCGCGCTGAGGGCGCCGTCATACCAGTGTTGCGCCGCATTCATGCCGGCGGTATGCACCCCGGCTTTCGTTGCCAGATTGTCAGTGGCGGCGTTACCTGCATTGAGCGCTGCCGCATCGGTAGCTATTCCCATGGTGGGCATATTACGCCCAAATTGGGCCATGCCTTGCCGCATGGCCATGCCCTGCAATTCTGTCTCGCGCCGGGCCTTATTCATGGCTCCCGCTGTGTCTTTGGCAAGCCCAAGGTTGATCTCGTGGGCCAGACCTTGAAACTTGCCTGAATTAGGATTGACTCCCATATGTTCCATCGCCCGTTGGATCGAGTCCAGGGCGCTATTATAACTTTTTGCGATATCCGCTCCTGCCTCGGCTGCCATCCGCTCTTTACGCTCAGTCGAGTCGAATTCGTTGGCCTCCCTCACCATGCGCTCTTCTATCGGCGCAAACAGGTTGCGGTATGCCTGCCATTGCGATTCGGCCCTCGCTGCATTGGCTTCGCTTGAAGCAATCTGTTGATCCACAATTTTTTGGATCAGCGGATCCTGTACCCTGGCTCTGTCCTTCTCCCATTCGAGCTGTTGTTTTGCCACATCCAGTTGTTGCTGGGCGATATCGGCCTGTTGTTTTGCCGCCTGCCCAATGAGCGGATCCGGTCTTGGTGGCTTTGAGCTACACATTTTCAATCTCCAATATTTTGGTCAATCCATTTTCTACGTGCCTGTAGCCGAGCAATCGGAAAAATCGTGCGGCCTTACTAACTGTCTTTACGGTAATGTTGATTTCCCGAACGCCAAGCAATTTCATGGCATTCTCGACATACCTTACAAAACGCTTGGCAATAGTGCCGCGTCGTGCCTCGGGCAAAAGATACAGCGTGTCTTCCGTGGCAATAAGTGTTTGCGTGTGGGCGCTCTTGTCCAGATACATGGCGCAATTGCCCAGTAACTTCCCTTCGCTCCTTACAGTAAAAAGAAGGTAGCGGCCCGCCTGCTCATACCGGATAAAAGTCTCGTAATCCGGCTGAAGCGGTAGCCGGTGTCCGTGTCCCTCGGTTTCATTCCAATGGGCGCGATGCAAATGCTTTATTTCTTCTGTAATGTTCTCAATACGCTCTACAGCGAATACTATGCGACCGTTATATCGGGGCTTGATCTGTGCAATATCTCTCGGTTGCGCAAGCGTCTCCATGCGGCTGGCGGCAACGCAGATATCAGCGGCCAGATCAGATGTCAAGGCCAAGCCCATATTTGCCTTGAGCAGCGAAATCAGTTCAATATTCATCATCCATCCATACGTGAAATAAGCTGTTCGAGAGAATCGCGAACAGAATTTATGTACGCATACAACGCCTCGCATTCAGCTTGAGTAGGGGGAGCAGAGAATGTAAGTGCGCGAAAGGCGGGAAGCGCTATTCGGTTTCCGCGTCGTCCGGTCAGTGTCTCAAGCATGGTTTTCAGCCAGGGAGGTGTTCCAACCGGAATGCCAGGCTTCTTGATATAAGTCGCTTCAGCAGGTTTGCTGAAAAGCGCGGATTCAATCACAACCCCGTCACTTATCGCTTTGGAGCTTGCTTTATTGATTTGGATGCAGAAAGTGGCGACAAGAATGTGTATCTGGGTAATTACGCCCGTTCCGCCAGCATTGGCTTGCATGGAGGGCGTCCCGACAAGCGTGCCACTGCCGATGGATATAGGGAGGGCGTCACCTGCATTAAACTGCGCCAGGTCGGCTTCAATCAGGGTATGAGTTTGCGTGATTGCTCCGCCTGGCAATATCTTCCCTTGGGTCAATGCGCCCATCCTGAGCATGTGCGCCTGACTTACTTTCCCTGTGTCCCAGGTTCTGGCTGGTGCAATTACAGCACTCGCCAGGGCAATACCTCTGGTAATGCCGACAGTGCTACCCAGGTTGGATTGAACGAGGGCAGTCGTCGCAAGAATTTGATTCTGCTCGATCTTGCCCGTATTGGCGCCACCCGCCTGTGTTAATCCCGCAACAGCAAGCGCGCGATGTTGAGCAATTTCTCCGGCGCTGCCGCTATTTGCCTGTATTGCAGCTACACCATTTAATGCAAGCCTTGTATCACCGGGCCACAGTTTTCTTGCAGGAGCCTTGAATAGCTGCCATGGGTTTTGGTGCAGCGAGAATACTTCGGCGGGAGCAAAAGCCCGGTCAAAAATTCCGACCGTATCGATGTCGCCATTGAAAACATATGATGAGGTGCCAGCAAGACCATACGCTCCTACGTATACCGTTCGCGCTGCGGACGGCGCAGTAGCTGAGCTAATGGCGACCTGGATACCATTTACATACAGGATACGGTTCGAGCCATCGAAAACGCCACAAACAAAATCTCTTTGAGATACTGCTGGTTGCCCTCCAATGCAACCTTCAACGGCGGCATTGTTGACGATCCAGCAGTATTTTCCAGAGGTATTCAGCCCAAGGAAAAACCCGCTGGCAAAGTCTGTCTCGACGATACGCGCATAAGAACTCAGAGAAGCCGGCCTGCACCATGCGAATACCGTAAAAGTCGCTCCGGGAGTTACCGGCCTCGCACTTTGGAGCCTTGTTGTCGATCCATCAAAATATAGAGTCCTGCCTTGATTCCTTATAGCAAGGGCAGGAGCGGCCGCCGCGCCAGATGAAAAATTATTGCGGGTGGCAATATCTCGGGCGAACTGTTCGGTCAAAGGCGCGACAATGACCGCACCTCGTTTCCAATAAGGGGCAAGCTCAACCGAGACTTGCGGCCGTGCATTAAACCTGCCAGACAGGATTATTTCAGCCACTTAGGCAGATATCCCTGTAATGTCTGCGCGATAGACGTTACCTGACATAAGGGCTACCCCCATGTCGTTTTTAACGACCAGCTTCAGGTAACGGCTGATTGGCAGACCTTGCAAGCTGAAAAGCTTCCGGTGCACGTTCGTGTCATTGCACGGCAATGTGCCAATCCAATGCAGGTCAGCCTCGTTGGTGGCATCGGCTCCGCCTTCCGGGCCGCTCCCAAAATTCACATTATCGAGCGATAGTTTTGCGAATAATATGAGTTGGCGGCTGCCGGTTGGAGTCCCGTTAGGATCGCATTCAATCTCTAAAGTAATATCCAGCGGGATAGCAGGTCCGAGATCAATGGCTGACGAAGTTATGTAGGTGCCGCTAGCCAGCGTTCCCAGATTGAGCACGACGCTGCGTGCGCTCTGCGCTTGGGTAAATGTTGCCATAGTTTGATTTCGGGAATATCGCCAGGAGTTGAGTTAGGTGGGCTGGGAGCTCGTGTAAGTCAGGCTTGGGAAATTGACTGTATTGCCGCTCGTTACCACCTGATCGGTGGTTTCATCGGTCACCAGCAAGACCTTGCCCACGTTGTCCGTGAATGCAATGTGAAGATCCGGCGCGCTGCCCGAATTGGCCGAGGCTGTTCCGCTGCGTGCCGCGACTGTCAGCACGCGTGCTGCGCCGTCGGCACCTGACAGTGCATAATCTCCGGGCGCCATTGCAACCGCACAAATTGCATTAGCATTAACGGTTGCATAACTGTCAGCAAAGGAATATGCCTTTAACAGCAGCATGCGGCCCGCATTGTTTTTTATCGCATTCAATCCACCATCCAGTACATCGGAATGAACATACTTCGCCATACAATTCCTTTTCTCATAGTCAAAAAAAGCCGCCCGAATAGGGGCGGCTGCGTTTGGGCGACAAAAATCAGGAAGAAAAACTGCTTGAAATACCTTTAGCGGCTCGAGAGCACTCCCTGGAGTGCCAATCCGGCCCCTCGATTGGGACTTATGGTAGTTATGCCTGCTTCAATCCATCCATTGTTTCAGCCAGGACAAGGCTGTTTACCTTCACATTGCCGGATAGCACAAACTCCACGTTATCGGCCTTATAGCCGCCGGGAAGCCGAAATGCCCTGTTATTCTTGACCTGTTTGGTAAACTTCAGCGACCCGTCGCTCCATAATTGAAATTGCAGGGAGTCTATGGATAAGAGGGGAATATCCTGGGTCGCATCACCCCCGATCTCGTATTCACCGAGACAGGTATCTGCCAGTCCGTCATTCATGGAATAAGAACTGATCAATGTCTGGTTGGCAGCGATAGCCTCCTTATAGGAGGATTGCGCCGCTGCTCTTTCTTCTTCCGTCATTTCAAAATCGGCATCGATCTTCCCCGCACCATAATTAAGCGGTGGAGCAGTAACGAACCGTTTGCTTTTCCACTCATAGAAAAGCTTGGCTCCCGTATCCCCTTCCCATTCGTAGATTTTCTTGTTTGTGGCGATGTAAAGCTTGCCGGTTATGGGATCTGTCCAGACGCAACTGATGTTCTGGTTGATTTTTGTAAAGGATGCATCCTCCGCCTTATCGATCACGAACATCAGGGAGCTCTCACCAGCCGAATAGCCACAGTAATAGCGGTTATCGGCAGAGGTCGCGATAAAGGTATCGGGATTCAGTTCGGACCACTCCTTCTGGGTAAACAAATCTTTGGTGACAATATCGCTACTTGCCCCGATCATTACCATTCCTTGCGGAGCGGGATACCCGATGCCAAATGCAAAATTCGCTACTCCTCGTTTCGAGCTGCAAGGCCAAGCCACCCCCAGCTTCTCCATTCCTCCGCCCATGGTCGCAGGCTCAACCCCGGTCAGGGTGAAGGGGTTGCCCTTGGTCATGCCAACCAATGTGGTTCCCATTGCAGCGATGGCTACAATTTCCTGGTCGTATGTTTGTCGATACGAAGTAGGCCAGGCGTAAGGTTTGAACGGTTCCGAGAAAAGCACCTCATTACCCGTGAATCCTGCGGCAATTCCATTCGCAAGCATAACAATGCCTTTCATGTTGACCGGGGGCATTTCCCAGTTCGTGGAGGGCAGTATTTCTCCCAGGGCAATAACCGTATCAGGAACAGTATCGCTGTAACTTTTTGTAACCGCTGAAAGTGTTGCGACATAGCGATACTCGGTCCCTGACGAAGTGGTAAGCGTCCGATAGATGCGCTTGTTCATCCCCCCGGTATTGTGTGGCGCCTGGCGCTTCCACCTCCCACCACCGGCGTAGACCTGGTCTGTAGAAAGGGATATGACTACCTTTTTGGTTACCGGATCCACGCTTATCAGAATGAATTGACCGTTCAAGTCAGTCACGCCTGATACCGATTCAAACTGGATTTCCTCGCGCGCTCTTAAACCGAAGACGGTATCAAGGCTGATTTCCATTTGGCCGGCAACTGGAGAATTCCTGGAAACAGCAGTAATTGTCCCGGAATTGGGGGGTGCTGAGTCCAGATTTGAAATCATCCAGGTTGCGTCTATCTTTCCACTGGTCACTATCGAAGCGGGAGAAGGTTGCGACTCTTCCCCCCATTGCGTGACAAATGTATAAACATAGGCACGGGAAGTCACTGCTCCGCTTCCACCCGACGCAGTCACCAGTGGCTCGCTAACCGGGGGTGTAACCCCAAGTACATAGCAGGTGGACGGATAAGTATTGGTGCCCGCTGTTGCCATTTCAAAGTTGGAGGTGCGCGGCTCCCCGTCACCCGTGTAGTAGAACCGCTGAAGCGTATCCCCTGCAACAGGCGAGCGGGCTACATCGACATCCCTGCTCCAGACGAGCCACTTTTCGCTCCCATCCTTTTCCATCCTGAACATCGACTGGATTTCGCCATTGATCTGGGGAGAAAAAACAAGTAGCGGCGCGTTCCTGGGCCGCAAGTCGCCAGCGGCAAGGTTGCAATTGGTCGCCGTCTGCGCCTGGTTCGAGCTGAGCAAGTGCTTTGCCAGCCGCGGCACAAGGCCGGAGAATCCGGAAATCCTGAATGCGCTCACCCCGCCAGCTCTCCTGTTCCGGGAGAGCTATCCTGCTGTAAATCAGTTCCTCGTCCCTCGCATAATGCCCGTTCCTTGGCACGCCTCTTCACGAGCCCCGGCAGTACTTTTTTACCGGGGCCATACTTGAATGCCTCTATGCGCTGACACGCTTCCGCATACCGTCCGGCATTGAGCAGGTCGATAAGATTAGGCGGTTTTCCAGGTAAGGCTTTTCGGCAGAATGCACCGACACCGATGTTATAAGCGAGGCTCACATACGCCTCATACTCATGCTGATATAGAGGCACAGTCACGCAGCGTCTGACTCCAGCCGCATAAACATCCTCGATTTCATCCAGCAACCGGATCAAAGACCTCTCAGGAGTTGTCTTGTCTCCCACTTTCACGCCCATAGTCGTACCAAACCCGATGGTGGGGACATCCCCGCGCACAGGGATATATGCTTCATCCTTATACCCCTCGTTCACCGCGATTCCAACCAGTGTTGATGCAGCCACCACTAATAACGCTACAGCGGACCTGCCTTGGCTAAACAATGGCTTACTCATCTTTCGATTCCTCGTGTTCCATGCTTATTTATGCGTATCGGTATGCAGGTGTCAGGGAATAGTTTCTGTGATGCAATCCAGCTTCGCCTTTATGGTCTCCTTCACATTGCCTGCATTCAGTGTGGCGCACGAGGATATTTCCGGAATGGGAGATGCTGGCTTGGATTTTGGCTTCGAAACCTCCGCGGGATTCATCGATGTTTGCGGTTGTACCGTCGAAACGTGTGGCTCCATTGGGGTTTCGTTCGTCACCGGCGGTTCATTCGTCACGAGGGGCGTAAGCATGGTGCACGATGCCAGAAACAAGGCTGCCAGCAAATACCTCATGCCTTTCTCCCCCTCGCCCATTTCTCGATGATTCTGTCGAGCTTGTCATTGAATTCCTTCATCGTTTCACGCTGCTCGGCTCTCACCGATTTGAGTTCCTCATCAAGGCGTTCATTAGTTCTTTCCTGATACAGCTCGCCTCGTTTCAGGGTCGCGATATCATTTTGCACCGTGTTATACGTCGCTACGCCAGATGCAACCAAACCCGCCACTGCAATAATTCCACCGAAGGATAATGTGTAGGTGGATGGTCCACGCCGCCTCTCGACCCTGTTCGCGACCTCATGGTCGCCTTCATCCTCAGCCATGATCAGGACAAACCCCATAAAACTATTGCAAATACGACCGCACCCAGCAATATTGGAGCGGTCCATTTCGATTCCTTCAACTTTTCCAATAAACCATCTGCGCGGGCTTCAGCTGCGGCACGTTGACTTTCCACTTCTTCCTGGATGGCTTTGATACGTTTGCGTTGAAACATGGTCACAATAATTCCTCCTGGGTATTGAATAAAAAAGCCCGTTCGAGCAAAAAAAAAAGCGGCTACGCCGCATCTTGTTGTCTCGTTTAAAAAATTTCGATCATGTTTTACCACTTGATGTCATCCAATTGCTGCCGAGTGGGAAAATCACCAAGCGCAGCAATCATCTCCTGTAATCTCTGCCTCTTGCCCGTCAGTTGGCCATGCACTCTCGCAAATGCAGCAGCCTTGGCAATAATTTTGGCCGCCAGATCTGCCTTACTCATATTTCGAGCCTCAGCAGCGCTGTCCAGCCAGGGAGTATGGGCTTGAGGATTCGAAAACCATGCCTTTGCTTCCCCTTCCTGTAATGCCCAGCTTTTAACTTCTTCCTCTGGATAAACTGCTGTCAACTCCCTTACATCGGACTGATAAGCAGTGTTGATCCGGGCGACAGCCGCTGCTTTCATTTGATCCGGACCCGCTGCAGTCAACACGGTGATTTGTTCTGATGCCGCGGTTTTCCATAGATCCACAAATGGCTGAAACTCCGCCATGTTTGTGAGCAGCGTATTTGCAGTATCGTCATACTCTATATGGCCGCTTGTATCGTTCCACTGTACAGCGCGCACGTTGGCCCTCAACGACGATAAATCGATTCGCCTGAATACGCCATCGATTCCAACCACGCTGTCGTCCCGAATGATTGTCACTCGCATATCTCGCTCTGCTCCAATAAACCGTTACCCTGGACCTTCCTGTTGGCCAGGTGCGCTGCCACAAGCAGCACCTGTTGCGTTTTCTCGCTGTGCTTCACCATCTCATTACGGAAGGATTCTGTAGCTGCGGCGCCCTTGCGGGATTCGTTGGCAGTGTTGATCATTAACGTGGGCAGCCAGCCTATAGCGCATCCCCATGAATCGGTTTCCTGTCCCGTATTGGTATTTACGCCGCGAACCTGCACATACCATGGACATCGATAAAGGACAGGTTTGTCATCCTCGAGCTTAAGCTCTTCACATTTTGCCTCCAGCGGACAATTGGCTATGCGTATTTCCATCAATCCTTACTCGCTATGATTATGTCGATGTATTGCACGGCAAGGTTGATGGCCGTCCCGGTAAAAATATGGCTGTGCGAGCCACCGCCACCTGTGCCGGTATCCGTAATTGGCATTCCGGTAATAGTTCCACCTCCCCCACCGCTGGGGTTAGCTCCTCCGCCTGATGTCCCATACACGCTCAAACTGTGGGTATGCGCCGGCATCTGCGCCGAAGTCAACGTCGTCGCGCTGTTCCAACCCGAAACTGCCTGCGACGTGAAGGCTGACGTGAACGCGACCGAACCACCCGAACCGCCACCGGCACTTCCTACAACACGCAGTGCCTTATTATGATGCGTCGTGACCTGAGTCCAGCCTGCCGGAGCCGTCGCCTGAAAAAATGACATAACGGTTCCAGGGGGAATGAGGCTCGCAGGCGCAGCGCCTAGAGTCGCTCTTGCAGCCGCCGCATTATCATCATTCAGCAAGCTCCGGATATAGGAACTCAGATTCGCCAATGCAGCTGTGCCCGGTCCAGTGAAATATGCCATCTTATCGGCTGACGTTTCCAGGGCGCCAAGCGCCTGGAGATTTGGATTTGCAAGGGATTCCTGCAAGGCGATGTTGGTCACCCCGGCAACGAAGTAATCGCCTGCTGCCCAGGTACGGGGAGCCGTACCGTCCAGTCCTCGTCCTCCTTGCGCGATGGTTAAGCTGTCGGTCGTACGTGCCTCGATTTTCACGATTTCCCGGTTGCCGGAAGCATCCTTGAATATGCCGTAGAAATAATCGCCGATGCCCGGCGATGGAAAGAGAACGCCCTTCCCGGCCTCCACCGTGAAGCTCAATCCTGTTGTCCCGCTCGGGGCGGAACTGATAATGGCCTTGCCAAAATTCGAGAATTTGAGTCCCATGTTTATCCTCGTCTCAGGATCGCTGTCTGGAGGGGCGCTCTGGCATAGCTTCTGGCTACCCTCATGCCTGCTGCCGCCGTCTTGATAATGAACTGTTGCTGGTGATAGGCGGCTAGCTGGATATTGGTATAGGGCTTTTTAGGGGACAGCATTAGCCGCGTCAGCGCGCCGTGAATGATGGCTTCGCGGTATTCGTGGAATAGTCCGTCATCAATCCCTGTACTGGTGGCCGAAGGTTTTAACGCGACCCTTATTGCCAATACTCCGTTACTATCCGGAGTTGGAATCAGGGTCAGCGAAGATGGGCCACCAAGAACATACCGCGGTTTGCCAGTTTGGCGACCCCAGTTTTTGATCGTGATGTTCTTCTCGCAGGCAAAAGACTCTATTTCTTCTCCATCCAGCACTGCATTTATGATGGCATGAACTGCCGCGCCTTCAGGTGGAGAAAAGGGATACTCTGCAATGCCCCCCATTACGAAGACAGGCTGATGCTCGGTTTGCCAGGCCACGGATTGCTCACAAAACGCTATAGAAGATTGGCGCAACGCACTGTCGGCTGCAGCAGCAGGACATCCAGGCAGGTCTGGCATAAGCAGATCATAAAAATCGCTCCAGAATTTCATGGTTGCGCCTCGGAGCCGAACAACTGCATGAATAGTGCGGCACGACCGGAATTGACGTGCTCATCGTCAGACATTTCTGCTCTGGCCGTAACATAGTCTGCTACTGTCTGGAGGTATATAGGTGGTAGCGGAAAAGCATCATCCAAGGCGCGTTCCCCATCAGGCAGGTTGTTGAACCTGCCTATGAACAGATCCGGTCGTCGCTTGAGTATCTGCAGCATCCCCTGATTGGCAAAGGACAATAATACGGTATCCGGATAACGCGTCTTGTCGTCGTCATTGAGCGGGATGCGAGCCAACTCGACAATTGACTGATATGAGAACGGCATCAGTCCGGCATCTCGTTCTTGGAAAACAGGGCAATCACTTTATGCCGTATCGTCCCCTCGTTTTGGCGCTTATCCAGCCGTTCGTTGTATTTACGCTCGGCAAACTCAAGCAGAGCTTTTTTACCCATGGAATGAAAGTCGATCACCGGCAGCGGTTCTTCAACCGGTTTCTCTGGTTGCGCCAACCCGATCGGCACAACGTTATCCAGCGTCTCATCGTGGACGCGCATCCACGTATCGGAGTAGACGAGCAGCCTCTCAGTAACTTCAGCGCTTACATTCCGCACTTGGCCCGGTTCCCAGCGCAGTCCCACCCCATTGATGCTGTCAATCTTGATGCCGGCGGCAATATATTTGACTTTTGGCATATAAAATCCTAAAAAAAGGCGATTCCTAGAGACCTTGGGAATCGCCTTTGACTTCCTGATTACTGCTTGCTTTTACTTGACGCCTATTGCCTCGCCCGTGACGATTGCAGTGATATTGCCCGAAGCAAATGCAGTGGCCGGTGCAGTTACCGTCAGGATAACATACACATCTTTTTCGAATTTGATGGGTTGAAATCTCAGGTCGGTAAGAGCCACACCGGATAAAATCGTTGTAGCAGCGGAAAAATAATCGTCATCCTCGACAGGACCTTGCCCGGAGTCGACTGGGGTATAGCCGATTTTTACAGCAAACGTGGTGCCCCCTGTATCCAGATCGTCATTTACTATCCGTAACGCCGTAACACTCATGCCAGCCGGAATTCTGACCGGACGATAGATGCTTCCAACCACCCCGGATGAGGGCGTTGCTGTCCCATAAATCATCGCGGCGTTGCCATAGTTGCCCATGGGCATCGCTTTGCTGTTCAGATCTGGTGCACTAAAAGTAGCCATTTATATCTCTCGGAAAAGTGATGGTTGAAAGCGGACATTAAAGCTCCGCTTTCACTGTATCAAACTGGTTAAAACGGATTAAAGTGGTACAGCCGAGTCAACCGCAATCACGCCAAAGTCGGTGGGTACCTTGAAACCTGTTCCATCGTCGATAGAGAAACGGGTTTTCGCTTTGCCGCAAACCTTCTCGCCCATCACTTCCAGGTTACTTTCAAAGTTATACCAATGCTCCTTCCATCCGAACTGCATTCCACTGACCCTGGTTTTGCCATAAGCGACACCCAGTGCTTGTGCGCCTAATAATAATCCGCGCTCGATCGCGTACCCGGCAGTCAATGCTCCATTGACAGCCTGATCGGTTTCTGTTGCAGTTGCCGCGTTTGCTGCGGTGACTATCTTCGTGCTTTCGCCAGGCATGAAGCGGATCGCGCGCTCATTCTTGATCACCAGAATGCCATTCCACATTCCAACCTCACCGGCAAACAGCGGATGGCGCTCGTCAAAATATGACGCCCGATTGATGGCGTTCTGCTGGAATGCACGCAACGAACCTTCGGTCAAAAGGAGCGAGTACTGATTGGGTGTGGCGAGAAATACCCACATCCTGGAAGTCTGCGCGGCTCGATCCCCTGCCAGTTTGACGGATTGCAATGGCTGATCCATGTCGTCAAGCCTCTTCCGCAGCTGATCCAGATGCGACAAGCGCAGGGCGTCCGTTGAAACGATGGTTCCCAACTGCTGTCCCCCTGAAGTCAAATTGGCGCCGTTCACTACAAAATGACGATTATAGGTAGGTGCCTTCACGGGATTCACCATTATGGAACTGAAGTTCGGTGCGCTTTGAAGCGGTACTGTCCAGTCCGAACCGGTTTGCGAACCACGTGCTCCTGCAAGATGCACCAGTGTTTCCTGAGCGTCGAGACGGGGGAAATAACCTGACAATTGCGCCAGGGCAATTTCACGCAACTGATGCTTGGTGCGTTGCTGCGACATGCTGCCACCGGCATCGATGACTTTACTGGATAGATCGATCTTGATCTCCATTGAGGAAAACGAAAGTGCACTGCCCCGTCCTTCACGATTGACATCGCCCATCAACGGCTCACCGCCCACCGTATCGACCAGATCGAGCGATACGACATCACCAGCACTTTTCATTAAATTATCGATACGCACAACAGGCATGCCCGGATTTGTTTGACCGGCAATTTTCTGCATTGCTACTGAAGGCTCGACCGGGCCGACAAGGCTGTCAATCGCTGTGGATCCTTTGAGTGTGTTGGCGAAGAGCGCCGCGCTATAATGTTTGACTGCCAGTGAACTTCCGCTTGCTACGTTTGTTTCAGCCATTTAATCAATAATCCTTAATCAAGTTCGGCTCTCAAGGCTGCCGCCTGATGCGTGGGCATCTTCATCAGCTTCTGAGCAAGTTCAAATGGGCTCAGACTCTCAAGCTGCTCACGTTCAGAGGCTGGATTTGCTCCACCCTGAATGTCCGATAGAGTTACAGGCTTCCTCACCGGGGCTGCCTCAAGCTTGGCTTGCACATTGGCTTTCATCATTCCCGGATCGGATTTCTTTTTTAGAGTGGAGGCTTCCGGCATGATTGCCCTGACACGCCGGACAACCTCCTGGAACCGTTCCGCATAAGGCTTTCCTACCCACTTTGTATTGGTTCTCAGAATTTCGTCCTGCTTCAGTGCTTCTTCCCACGCGTCGGCGTCATTACTTTCCCAATGCACGAGATCAGGATTATTGTCTTTTGCCTCAGCGACTTGCTCTGCAGTACTCAATTGGTTTATGCGCTCGGATTCCTCTTTTTCGCGCTCCAGTTCCCGCAGTGTTTGCTCCAGCTTTTCGCCTTGCTTCCGACTTCCCTCAAGCAGCGTGCTGAGTACCTGATGAAGTTGAGGCATTTCTTCTTTCAGAGCCTCCAGGTGCGTCTTGAGTTTTTCATCCAGCGCAACGGTCTCTACTTCCTTTGCTTCCTCTTTCCGCATCAGGAATTCATCGAGTTTGCCTTGCGCGGATTTTAGCTGCTCACGCAGCGCCGAGTTCTCTACCCGCAATTCCTTGTGCTTCTGGTAGGGAATGGTCCCCTTGCCGCTCTTGTTCAGAACGACAGGCTCATCTTCACTTTCATCGTCGCTCGCCTTGCCGGGCATGTCGTCCTTCACACCGGAGCTGGATTTCTCCGTTTCCTCTTCCTCAGATGCTTCCTGCCTGTCTAGAATTTCTGCAAGCTTGTTCGGGTCGCTTTCCAATATTTCAATTTGTTCCGGCGTTAGATTTGCGATTTGCTCATCCGTAAGCTGATCCACTTCCATCTTTCCTCCAACTACTTAACCCAGTGAGCGGGCCTGCCTTGAGCAGGGTTCAAAAAAATCCCCGAGCAACACAAGAAGTACATTGATCAGAGGTTTCCAGGACTACTACTGCAATATTGTCGCTAGCCTATTCACATGAAAGCCAGTAAAAAAGCCGCCACTGTTTCCAGAGGCGGCTCGATAGAGTCTGATTAAAACGTTATTGCCGCAGCATTCTTAAGGGCGACACTGGCACTTCCCCCATAACTGCCGGAAAACTTTCGTTGCCAGTCCATTGCTTGACGTTCCGTACCCACATTCTCACCATGTCATAGTCCTGAGAAAGGGTTCTTGGTCCGACCTTGAAATAGGGACCATTTGCGTCCTCATAAGCCGTGGGCACGTTGTATTCCCCGAAAATCTTCATGCGGTCCAGATAAACCTCGCGCCAGCCGGTAGCATTTGTTTGCAGATTTGCGCGAATCGTGACGTTATACCACTTGCCTTTTTCCACCTTCCTTGCTGCTACAATCCTTCCGATTGAAGTGACTGCCGGAAGCGTAGTCGCGGGAACGGCCACAAAAAGCGTTTCCTGATCGACAATGCGCAGACCGATGTTAACGTGCTTAACAAGCAACTGTTCCCCGGCATCCGGTGTCGGATACCAGGAACCCAGGCCAGAAACCCCGTTAGTTGTCCACAAGGGATCAATCATGAAATCCAATGAGGACCAGCATTCGCCGGAATTAGGAAATGCAGGAAAACTGACTTCGGTTCTATAACCGAAATTTGTTTCTGCGTCTGTGCCGTACAGAGTCAGTCGTGCCGCTCCATCCACAATCTCGATACGATCGCTCATCCCGGTCAGCATGGTATTTCCAGGCCCCTCCATGCCATTTGCCTGTAAATACGTACCGGCGAAATCGACGTCAAGAGGAAAATTGAATAACTGAGTCATCAGAACGCGCTCCTCAAAATGGGATTGCCCGGATTCGAGCGAAGCTGCTGGAAAATACTTGTCAGAGCTTTCACGGAGGGCATGGGATAGTTGGCAGGCAGCCTGAGTATTACCAAAGCCCTCGTAGCCGTTGCGATACCCGCAGTGGATTTGGCAGACGCAGGGTAGGATGTGCCGATGTTGAACGTGTTGGAATTGCGTGTATCTATCCCGCCGGCTAGCGAAGTATATGAGCCTTCAGAAAGTGAATATTCCTCGTCCACCCATATGCCGTGCTGCCCCCCCTGCGCACCACCGCTTACGGCTATGGCAAAACTGTGCAAGCCGCCGGAAATGCTCTTGTGCCCGTTTGAAGAGTAAACTTCGGTAGCACCCGACAGTACGAAACCGACACGTCCGGTTGTGTATAATGCGATACGAATGCCTCCCTGTCCCGGGGACGTACCATAACCATCGCCCATCATCCGGGCAGGTGATGTTTCTGCCGTAACCTTGCCAAGCCACCAGATAATCAGCTTCTCGCCACCCGCATAGTTATAGTTCAGATTGGGAATGCGCAATACGGAATCGGTTGCGCCGCTTGCCGGATCAATCGTGGACGCATAGCCGGAATTCGGCGTCCAGAGTTGCGAGACCGACAGGTTTACGCCGCGCGCGGCATGGTTTATTCCTGTCAGATCGTAAAATTTATCGTCGTCTGCAACCTGGTTTCCCGTGAAGCCGTGAAAGTGGTAATAAGGATGGAATCCGTCAGGATCGTACGCTTCAGCACTCTTCAGTGTTATCAGACTGTCCTCAATACTTTTATCGAAGGAGACAGCAGTTCCTTTCCCGTAAAGATATCCTGATAAAGTTGTGTCGCTCAGAAATCGAATCATATTTGCCCTTTCCGTTTATCCAAATATTAAATGGTTCTCTACCCGCAACTCCTTGTGCTTCTGTAGGGAATAGCCCTTGCCGCTCTTGTTCAGAATGACAGACTCATCTTCATCGCCGCTCTCTTTGCTGAGCATGGCATCCTTCACATCAGGGCCGGATTTCTCCTTTCCCTCTTCCTCCGGTGCTTCCTGCCTGCCTAGAACCTCCGCAAGCTTGCCCGGGTCGCTTTCCAATATCTTGATTTGTTCCGGGGTAAGATTTGCGAATTAAGCTGATCCACTTCCATCTTTCCTCCAAACTACTTAACCCAGTGAGCGGACCTGCCTTGAGCAGGGTTCAAAAAAGAAACCCCTGAGCAAGCACAAGAAGCGCATTGATCAGGGGCTTCAACACTACGACTGCATAATCGCCGCTAGCGCGTTCGCATAAGCGAAAGCCAATAAAAAGCCGCCAATGTTTCCAGAGGCGGCTCCTGATTGATCTGTTTGGTTCTATCTATATCTCAACGTATAACGCGGGGTGTTCGTTACGTCTTCCACTGCCCCAATATTGGGAGTGTTATAAAACTGTTTTCCGTAGAAGTCCTTGCCCCCCAGGTAAACGCCCTTGCGCTTTATCGCATCTGCCAGAGGGCGATAGGAATTATTCAGTTGTGGATCGGCTGTAATTGTCGATGCTGCCAGAGTATGTTTGGATGGTGCGCCAAATCCATAAAAGCAGTTATTAGATTCGCCGGTCCACGAAGCCGAATCTACCTTCACTGCCGGAAGAATCTTGTTGCTTGTGGTGAATATGTTATTGCGCACAATATTTGTCGTATTGTTAGCCCCACCGACGAGATACACGCCACTTTGGAAACAATTAACAAAAGTGTTGTTGTGAATATTAGATGATTGCCCCGGACCCTTGTTTCCGAATGCAACACCAGTCACGCAATTTACGATCAAGTTTCCGTAGGCGGTTACATTCGTCGCGTCAAGAACGAGTATGCCGAACCCGCTTCTGTAGTTGCCGGTCGAACTGTCGCCGGTAATGTTTCTGAATTCGTTGGAGAAAGCCACCGAGTCCTTGCATTGATGATCGAACAACACACCACAACCATCTATGTCAGTACTGGTGATGTTCTCCGCGTAATTATTGAAAATGCGGTATGTCCCATACATCGGGTTGCAGAAGCCAGTTAATCCAGCCAATCCATAGCACTTATTGTTGTAAATATCGTTTGTTCCAAACCCTGGCGTTGTAGATTTCTCGAAACCTCCAAGGGCAAATCCTCCGCCCAAAATCCCGACTTGAGACTGGTTCGTTATAGTATTGTTGTAGATACGTATTCCGGTATGCACTCCGTATGTTTCCGGCCCATACGCCTCCACCGCTACCGCAGAGCAATTGGTAAAGGTATTGTCCCGGATCACAATGTCCGACAGCTTGGTCCCGACGGCTACGGTATTCAGCGCCCTGAGCAGGATCACGGCTCGTTGCGATGAGCAGTTGGTAAAAGTGTTGCCGTAAATCTGAAGGTTGCTTACCGTGCTCACCACGGCTGCCGTGTTATACCACTGGATTGCAGAGCCACCAGTCGAGCCTGCGCCTCCGTTGAAAGAGTTCCCGCTGATGATGCAATCCTCATAGGCCCAGGTATTGAATGTCCTAAATCTGATTGCAGCTTCGGCGCCGCACGAAAATGTGCAGTTTGTGACCCAAAGGGCTTTTAGTGGTGTGCCCCCTGGGGAGATGCAAGCGTTATTCCCCGCGTTGATTGTCAGCGCAGTTATAGTCGTATAATTTCTGTTGGCATCAATGTAGTAAGTCCCGGAAGAAAACGTGATTACGCCCGGATGCCCCGTATAATCCCCCCGAATGGTCACGCGGCTGCCTGACGTTGCGCCGTGCGCGCCTATGGTAAGGATTGCGGCATATGAATGTGAGTCGCACACGTAGAGAGTATCACCGCCAACCACTCCCGCACCGCCCCAAACAATCTCAGACCAGCCTCCCCAGGCAGAAGTGTAGGATTGTCCGTTGCGCATTCCGTTGTGGGTTGTATCGGGACGAACATACCAGCCTGCCATTTAGTCCCCCACGAAATGCAGCACTCGATAGTATTCGAGTTTAAGCGCATCGCCATTGTTTGCTCTCTGTCCGATGATATCGACCGTGACATTCGTTGCAAAATCGATAGTGTAAGTTGCAGGCGAGCCCGTTCCTGCCGTTACGTACGCATTGTCGTAAGGTTGTATCTGCGATGCCAGGGAATTACGGTTTGCCAGAACGATCAGGGGCGCTTCTTTGACAGACGTAGTGCGCGTGGCACTGTAAACCGTCACACCGCCAACCTTGACTTTCAGAATCTTGTTGTTCGCGCTACTGCTGAATGTCCACAACGGCTCGATCTGGAGGATGCTATTGACGCCGATGATTCCCGCATGAACGGTAAACGATCCCAAAACCTCATCCGTCGCCGTCGAGGCGCATGAGGCAGTCACAGCCGAACTCGACAGTACCTCTACCGGCTTAGTAACTGCCGGATAATCTTCAGCATCACCTTGAGCAATCAAAATCGCCTCAGTCACATCATCAAACCTGGAAATTGCGCCCTTACCGTATCTGTACCCCGCCACAGTTTCATCATTCAGAAACCGAATCATCTTGTTACTCCTTTTATGCGGATAATGCGTTACCTATATGACAATCAGCTATCTTCTCCGCCTCCAGACGGAGTTTCGCATCATCCATATCCTCTTTGTGCGCCTGCGCACGCGCTTTTAAGTGAAGGTCGCATGCCTTGTCCTTAAGCTGCTGCTCAGCCTCTCCCAATCTCTGCTGCAACTCACCAATCTGCCCTTGCGCCTCCTGTATCATCTGCTGCACTTGCTGCTGCAAAGCCTGAAATTGGGGATTATCGTCGCTACCGGCCGCTTGCCTTAACTGATGGGCCAACTCATGCCGGTTCGGGACATTGGACAGCTCGAGCATTACCGGATAAAGTACAGCCTGGAACCGAGGGGGCGCGGCTTGTACGATTTGCGACATAGCTTGCAACTGCTGCGCCCGAAATGTCGGAGTAGCAGGAATATCCTCAAGCACAACTTTGACCGTTGCAGAAGCAATGTCGTTGTGTACCAACCCGTCATCCAACTGGCGATTGAAATAAACCACCTTTGGTTTATTACCTTGCTGGACTGTAATTTGCGCGGGTCTTCCAATCAGGTCCTCCTTGATCAGTGCAAGAAGTTGCTGGCCAACAAGTCGGCGAGCATGGCGAAAATTATCATTGGGCTCCCCCAACACGGTCGACCCCTGTTCCACCAGACTGTTGATCGCCACACCGCTGCTTGCTGAGGTATGCGCTCCCAGCATAGTGCGGTAGATTCCGCCCACTTCCTCGATCTTGCGCTTGCGTTCCTGCACGAGCTGAAACACTTGGGCGGCAAGCTGATGCTCGCGTATTACCCTGAAGCCACTGGTATTCCTTCGCTGAGAGTTGAGGATGGTCATCGAGCGCAGACTGCTTATATTATTCGCAACCTCCTGATAAGAATTCTGGCTGAGATCGAGCGCATCATTGTCCACTTCGACTTTTACCGAATTGAGGACTTCGTAGAGAAGAATATCCAGATCGATAATCTGATCCTGTGGTCCCCGCATGTCACGAATCAGCCCGTAGGGAGCTCGGCTCCTATCCTTGCGAAAGCACCAGAACGGAACATATGGAAAATCTGAATGAGGTAATGGACTCCGAACATCCATGAGTTTATGCGGCCCCAACCAGATCGAGACCCGCATCCTGGTGAGAACCGACTTCTGGACCTGCACGAGACCTTGGGCAACCGCTGCCTGATGATATGGGTTATCCTCGCGATATTCGATTACCTTTCCATCAGGCAATCCCAGAACGTATGCATCCTCGAAATGCCGATACCATAATTCGGAGAGCCTGACCATACCTGAGTTCCGGTTCAGGTAATCTTCCTGGTTGCGATTCCATGCCTGCTCGATTTCATACGCTCTCGCCAGGCCTCTGTCATAACCTTCATATACGTCCGTCCCGTTCCACCCCTTCCAGCTATTTGCAATGATTTCCGCCCGGTCAGGGAACATAAGTGTAGCCTGAAGCCGGTCTATCCACTTGTCGCGTCGCAGATATCGCGCATCGGACAAATCCGGCTCCCTTGAACTCCAGTCCCAATAAATTTCGTTACGGTGCACCTCGCGGACGCGATATGGATATTTGAGCGCATCAAATTCCCGGGATATTTCTACCCACCCAATGCCCGCCCGAATCATGCTGGAATATGCGTCTGACATGGTCCGGTCAGCGCGTGACTCGGTCTCGGCCTCTTTGATTTTTGCGGAAAGACCTTCCGCAATCTCTGTCTGACTCTCATCATCCGCCGTCACCCTGTAATCCGTTCGGCTACGCGCTTCCAACCCCAATACTGCGTTAATCGTCGGTTTGATCAGATTGGAATCCTGAGGCGGGATACCGGCCATCTTCAGTCGTCCGATCACCTCCGAACTGGTCTGCGCTCCGTCGTAATAATCACAGTCCGTGTCCGAGTCCGACCGCCACTTCGGTTGATCCCGAATATCGCGGCATATTTTGTCGTAAGCCTCAATCGAAATATCTGCCGTAACACCTGCCTCAGTCATGCCCGCCAACCTTTCATATTAATACCTCGTGCACTCACAGCCGGTTTATCCTCCTCGATTGCCACGGCAAAATAGCGAAAGGCATCGGCTGCATGGCTGTGATAATCATGTAGGGGCCTTGCGCTGAATTGACCGGAATCAGGATCGACATCAAATCGATAATGCCTCAGGCTCTGCAGGCCTTCTGCGCAATTCAGCTCATCAAAATAGCAACGTGGAAAGATGGTTCTCGCCGCGTTGATACCATCATGAATGGAGAGACTTGGCACGATTCTTACTTTTCGCCCCGCCGCAAGCATAATTTCCTCCACGCTGCGCCCGGTTGTCAGTGTCCGGGCTTTGGCATCGTGCGGTAACCAGTCTGTACCATACATATACCCTTTGTTTTGCAGCACTCCGATATAATGCTGAATTGGCATCTGGCTATTACTGTAGTAATCGATCAATCTGAGTTCGTTGCCAACGGTCTGCGCAAACCAGATGCTGGTGTTGTCGGCCCAACCGAGATCAAAGAAGGTATGTACCGGCTTTGCCTCATCATATGGCACGCCTCGTATCCTTCCTTCTTCCTGTGTCAATCGAAGCTCCTTCGCATAAACCGCTCCCTCCAGCGTTACCCTGCAATTCCCTTCCCATACGTTCTGGTAAGCATCCGGATCACGCGCTTTCAGTTCATCCTTTTCCCGTCGCAAGGTCTCCGGAAACCATGGGTTGTCATTCCAATTGATTTTTACTACGACAGCGCCAACAGGGGGATTGACTACAAACCGCTGATGAGTCTCATCGGTATTGAGCTCAGGGTTGTAAGTCACCCAGATTTCCGACCCCTCTTTACGAATAGTCGGAATAAGTGTATTCCAACTTGTTTTGCTCACTGTCTGTGCTTCTTCCACCCAGACCCTGTCCACACCCTCGAACGATTTGATTCTGGTTACGTTGCTATGCAGACCGGCAAAGATGAACTCGGAACCGTTTGTTCCACGTATAACGCTGTTTTGCACCTCGTAAAATGAGCTTAAACCAATGGCCTCTATCTGAGCTTTCAATAAATGATGCACGGATTCGACGATAGAATTCTGAAATTCTCTCGCACACAAGATGCGCAATGGGGTTGCAGCCGCCTGAATCAATAATGCCCTGGCAACCCCCCAGCTTTTTGCACCCCCTCTTCCCCCGTATAAGATCTTGTAGCGTGCTGGTTCAAACAGACACCTGAGTTTTATCGGAAATTCAGCTCTATGGGGAGTCATAGCATTTGAGCCGCCATTTACGACGATACATTTGGCTCATTGCCTCTATCTTCTGGAGCGACAAAAGCTATCGTGATGTTATGCACGGATTTCCTGGCATCCCCGCCCTCGTTGGTAACAGGTAATCTGTCGCCATATTTCCTGGGGGCAAGTCGTGCGGCATACCATTTGCGTGCGTCGATACGCAATTGTGCACGCGCAATAACCTCCCGGTTTATGATCTCCCGTCCCTTTTCATCGACATACGTATCTCTCGATCCCTCGTCCGAAATTTCGATGATTTCCTCCGCATAGGCATCCACGCAAAGCTCCTTGGCGCGTTGATATTGGCGCATGAGTTCTTCGTCACTCGCCAGCCAGTTCCATAAAACCCTCTGACTGATACCGACCTCCACGCACATCGCACGAGCCGATTTTCCAAGTGAAATGCCAGCAAAGATCGCGTCAAGTACCTCACGCCTCTTTATGGCTCGGCTGCTCTTTTTCGGACTCTCAGGCTCTACGCTTACTGCACCCTTTTCTGCTTCTTCGCTGGATACTTCACCCTCAAATTTACACATGCCCGGCTTTATCAGCGCTTCCCTCTCCATTTCCTTTTACATGCTCCTCATACCTTTCTTGCATCCTCTCAATGCAGCAAGTAATTTGACCTCACATGCCGATCTTTCTTCTATTTCCGTACGCAGCGCTCTATTGATCGTCAGGGGGTCGTCGTTGATTGACACGCGATCAACCGCGTAGGCCGATTTGCACTCGGGCGGACTGTCAACGAGACAAGGGACAGCCACAGGTTTCTCGATCACCTGAGTCTGAATCACCGGCTTCCCCGCGCAACTGGCCAATAAGGTTGCAAAAACCAGCGCCAGGTGGGCTGGTAGGCAGCGATTGAATCGCGAGGAAGCGCTACGGCAATACGCAAGGGTGGATCTAATCGGTCTGATGGCGGCTCTGCACATACTCTATCTGCTCTCTCGTGATTGCCTCATATTGATGTTCGGCTGCTACTGCTGGAAGGGCACGAGTTTTCTTTGCGCGACTCGTGTGCTTTGCCGCAACAGCCGCCGCATGACGCATTGCCTCAGTTGCATTCTTCTCCCTCTCAGCCGCCACTTCTGTCAACGTACTCATAGCTGTCCTCACCGATCGGATATCCAACGCGCACTTTTCGCTTGCCGCGGACAATATTGCATTCTGCGAATTCAAGCGCTGCAGCTGCGATTCAGATCGCCAATCACTGACAGAGTATCCACCGGTAAAAGCAAGCGCTGCAAAAATGGCACCCAGGATTACCGTAATCCTTGGTCTGATTGCCTCAATTACTGGTTCGATGGCGTTAATCACTGGTTTGAGTGCCGGAATCAT